GATTTCACACCGGAACTACTAATAAAAAAAGAATTTACCCACGAACATAAATCAGGATTTGAAAAATGGAAAAAACTGCTTTAGTGAAGTGTATTTTAAAATACGATGACATACAATTAGAAAAGCGTATTTTTAAAGGTGACGAATTAAATGTTTCTTTGGATAGATGTAAAGAACTTATTGATGCAAATGTTTGTGAATTAATTGAAATTAAGTAATGGCTTACTCAGAAGAAAAAAAGCAAGAATGTTTTGATTGGATTATTTCTGAAATTATATCGGGAAGGTCTTTGCGTTATGCTTTAGACACAAACGATATGCCAAGTAGTCAAACTTTCTATTTATGGTTAGAAGAAGACGAAGAAAAATCAAAACAATACGCGCGCGCGTGCGAGAGTAGGGAATTGTTATTACTTGATGAGATTTTAGATATAGCAGACAAACAATGTGAAGACATTTTAGAAACTGATAACGGAAAAGTAGTTAATCACAATGTTATCCAAAGGAACAAACTTCAAATTGAAGCGCGTCAATGGGTGTTAGGAAAACTTAATCCATCTAAATACGGGAATAAAGAAACAAAAGTTATTGAGGGAGGTGATAAGCCTATACTTATTTCATTTGAAGAATAATGAACATCGTAATAAAGAAGCCAAATCTAACAAGCTATCAAAAGAACTTTCTTTATAATGATAGCCGATTTACAATAACGGAAGCGTCTACCAAAGTTGGCAAGACGTTTTCTCATATTTGGTGGATATACGAACAAGCTCACGCCGATTGGAATAAACCTAATTACAATCATTGGTGGGTTGCTCCAGTTTACGCGCAAGCAAAGATTGCATTCAATCGATTAAAATCTAAGATTAGTAAAACAGGTCTTTACAAAATAAACGAAAGTAATTTAATTATTACCACCCCATTAGGTACTCATATACATTTCAAATCAGCTGAAAAACCTGATAATCTTTTTGGTGAAGATGTTTATAGCTGTGTATTTGATGAAGCTCCAAGGGCAAAAGTTACAGCATTCTATGCGTTACGATCTACAATAACAGCTACAGGAGGCAAAATGAAACTTATAGGCAACTTTGGAGGCGTGGCAAATTGGATGCACCAGTTAAAAGAAAAAGCTAAAAATGATAAACAGTATGCTTATTATAAAATAACAGCATGGGACGCAGTAAAAGAGGGGATCCTTGAAGAATCAGAAATATTACAGGCTCAAAAAGATTTACCTCCAAAAGTATTTAAACAATTGTATTTAGCCGAAGAACAGGAAAGCGATGATCAATTATGTTCTTATGATGCAATTAATGCAATGTGGACTAATTCATTTGTTGAAAAAGGTAAAAGATATATTACTGCTGATATTGCCCTTCACGGTTCTGATAAATTCGTTATTATTGTCTGGGAAGGATTTAGAGTAATAGACTATACGGAAATTGATAAATGCGATGCAAAAGAAGTTGAAAAAATACTAAGAGCTAAAGCGGAAACTTTTAAAGTAATGCAATCTAGTATTGTTTATGATGCGGACGGGCTAGGTTCTTTTTTGCGTGGGTACTTAGCAGATGCAAAACCTTTTAATAATGGGGCGTCACCAATAAAAGGAAAGAACTATAAAAACCTTAAGTCTGAATGTGGATATGAATTAGCTGACATGGTAAACAAAGGATTGATTTACTTTGATTGCGAAATGATTAAAGAAGATATAGTTTCAGAGTTTGAGTGCCTAAGATCTTACGGGTTAGATTCTGATGGAAAAATTCAAGAAATGCCTAAAGCAAAAATAAAAGAGCTGATAGGGCATTCACCTGACAGATTAGACGCTTTTAGATTGAGAATGTATTTTGAGTTACAACCAAAAATAAAACGTCGAGGCGGTGGGGTAATTAATTAAAGACTATGTTAAATCAACAATTACAACAGATAGAACAATCAGATTTCGATTTTTTAATTAAAAACGGTAAACGTTCGAGTTATTTGTGTAATTTTGACTTTGAAAGTTTGATTTATACAAAGTGGGGTCTTTTAAAAGAGCAGTTACCGGAGTTATTTAAGAATAACGACTTTGAACAATTGTTTTTTTTGTTGCTTAAGGATAGGGGATTGCATCCGTTTAGAATAGATATTCAGAATATTGAGGTTAACAAAGCGATGTCTTTTATTCTTTGGATAATTGACGAAATGAAAACGATTAGAGAGTTGGAGTCTCAATACCTACGGAGTGACCCCGATGTTAAATTATTGCAGGCAGGAATAAATAAACTAGATCAATTCGGAATTAAGAATACTTTGTTTAATTTAGGTGGAAAAGATTTTGAAAAGCATAATGTTATTAGAAACACACCTTACAATGAAGTATTTGATATGCAGTATCACGGTGTTATAATGTCAGAAATAGAAAAGAAATTAGCTAAAATTAAGTAGTATGGATTTATTAATTATCAGACTAGGTATTAATTACGATGAGTATAATTCTAAAAAAGCATCAAAAAGATTTAAGAAACTAATTACAGATTACAAAGTGGCTGTGATAATTGGGGAGAATGACTCACTACAAACAAGCTTTGAAATAGTTAAATTATCTTAATATGGACATCATAGACTTCTGGAAGAAACAAACGGATATTTGGAACGAAGAAAACAAATGTGGTTTTTGTTGGGATTTCTCAGCCCCTTTAGTTCCTTCACAAATAAATATCGTACAAACTGAACCAACAGAAGAAGATTGTTGTATAAAAGTATTTTTAACTGATTTAAAGTTTAGAGAATCAATAGTAAGAAACACAACAACCAACTTAATCACTAACAAAACGTGTGTTTGGAATTTCTCATTATGGGTAATGCAATACAAAGATTTAGGAATAAATAACTACAATGAAATTAAAGGACATCCAATAGATGAGAGTAAGTGGGAAACCGTTTTCAAACCTTTAATTGATTGCTTAGGTTGTGATAATATTTTAGACACGTGCGAGATATTAGGAGAGACAAATGTAAACGTTGCGTTTAACGGTGATGCTGCATTAGTACACCAGTATTTAGATGGTTATAATGGTTGGAAAATAAATTATACTTTTACACAAACTACTTAGGATTATGGAAAATTGTAAAATAGGTTTTCAGTATTACTCTTATGATAAATTAGTCAATATGGCCAATAAATTAGGATTTAATAAAGCGGGGGAAATAAGATATTTTCTTGCAGGAAGCAATCTTTACATTTCGAATATAGACAATCCTGTTTTGGTTTTTGATGGTGAAAAATACGAATGGAACACCAGTTTGTTAAATTAAATGGACTTACCTAAAATACCCGACGAAGTAATTATTCAAACAATGAAAGGGGTTATTGAGCAATTTCTAAAGCCAAAGTTTATATCATTAGGTATGAATGCAACAGGGAGTTGGTTAAATGCTTTAGAAGGACGTGCTAATAATGGAAACGGTGAGATATGGGGAATGGATTACACATACTGGTTAGTAAATGGGCGAAAGCCAGGCAAAATGCCTCCAGTAAGCGCATTGTTGCCTTGGGTAAATGCAAAACTAGGAATAACAGGAAAAGAAGCATTAAGCGTTGCTTTTGCAGTAGCTACCAAAATAAAGAATGAAGGTACAGAATATTACCCTGAAGGCACTGATTTATTAGAAGTTTTAAGTAGTCCTGAATGCAAAGCTTATGTAATCGAACAAATTGGAACGTTCTACTCATTAGAGATAAGTAAAATATTAAAAAAACAAATACATGATAATTTCGCATGATTTAAACAGTAATGGTTATTTAATTAACAATGAGATTTGGTTTAATATTAATGCCAATTCCGATTCGGTGTATTTTAAATTTATCCTATCTAATTTATCCAACGCTAAAATAAGCACTCAGTTTATTAGTTATGCAGTTAATAACAATGTGTTTATTAATATTCAATCGGCAGTTAAAGGATTGTTTGACATTCCAAACGGTGGCACTAACAACTCAACCAAAATTCAAATATCAATTACAGCAAACGACGGAACAAACATTACTTTTATAAAAGACTTTGTTCGTGGAGGCAATAGAGTAAACGATACCAATCAAACAATATCACCAAATCAATCACTTCGATTATCAGAGAAGTTACCGGTATGGTCTGGATTTCCTGTTTACGATTACTTTCTTTCATCCGGTTATGTAATCCAACAACAAAACTTAGTTGATTTAGACCCTGCTTTAATTGATTACAAACGTATCAAAGGATGCAATAACATTTATCTAAAGTTCCTTAATCAAAAAGGGGGTTATAGCTATTGGTTATTCGAGAGTTGGAATGAAAAAGAACAAAACAGTCCTTTAGGGTATTTAATCGGGGGAAATAACAACATGATTGATTTAGGAAGTGAAAGCGAAAGTGATTTACAAGTATATTCCAAAATACCTAAAGAATATAAACAGTATGCTTTTGATTTGATTGTTTCCTCAGATGTGTACGCTTATCAAAACGGAGGTTGGAAAAAGATATTTATGAAAGCTAATCCAATAGAACGTGACAATATTAAAAAAGTTTATACCGTTACATTAAACATTGACCTTAACTACAGATTCAATCCTTCTTTGCTATGGTCGAATTAGTCATAAACAATAACAAAATAGAACTGCCAAAAGGCACGTCAATAAAATACACTAAGCAAATATCAGATATATTTGATTTAGCAAACGTTGCGTGTTCTTATACCAATTCATTTGAGTTCGAAAAGACACCTGCAAATACTCAAACAATGCAATTCTTAGGGATTAACGGGGATAATTCACAAATACCTTACATTAAAAACCAAGCAATATTACGTGTTGATGGATTTGATTTGATTTCTAAAGGTTGGTTTAACGTTTCCAGTACAGAAGAAAATTATAAAGGTTCAATTATTAACGGAATGATTGACTTTTTTAAAGCCATTGAAAATAAAACAATGGGTAATGACTTAAATTTATCCAACTTTGAGCATGAAAAACTATTGGATACCGTTGTGGAAAGCTTTACAAACGATTATTACAACTACATTATAGCTGATTACGGGGGCAAAGTGTTGTTTGAAGATGGAATAAACATTGATTATTTAGCACCATGCTTTTCTATTCGTAAATTATGGGAGTTAATATTTTCAACCTTTGGTTTTAATTGCGATTATACGTATTTAAGTTATTTGGATGGGCTTTATATCACTTATCCAAAAGACGTTTCAGAGGGGCAGACAAATGATTTAATAGCTACTTTGCACGATGGTTTTTATAATACCCAAGCAATGGTTCACTCAGGCGGTTTTGCACAACCTACAAGCAAATACAATTGGGATACCGAAGTAATAACAGAAGGTTCTTTGATTGATGATTGGAAATTTGTAATTCCAGAAACAACATCATACAATTTTGATTTAACCGTAGAGAATTATGTTATCTATCGTTATCCTAGTAGAGCAAACAGATACACCAATCCTTCAATATCAGTTTATAAAAATGGAGTTGAGATAGGTAAAATTATTAGTGATTACGTTACCGATGTGGAGGGTATTGGAGATGAAAGAACATTAGTGTTTAATTTATCTTGTGACGCAGGGGATGTAATTGAAATTAGAATTTATGCACCGTCAAACCAAATTATAAACGGTCATAATTACCGTTGTTATGAATGGCATCAAAACAAAATGGACTTCTTAATCTATAAAACAGATTTAGGAACAACTACTTTACAAAACGAATTAAAGGATTTTTCACAGGTGATGGGTATTTGTATGTTTATAATCAAAACTTAGAAGATCAAAAAACTATTGCTCAATCAAAAATCTATGCGCCGGATAAAAAGATTGTAACAGAGTTTATAGGATTTAACACAAACCAATATAAGATTTGGGAAAGCGAAGCCAAAGATAATGAGGGAGCTGTTGAAGTGACTTACAAAGGATTGTCTGGACGCTTTTACTTTATACGTAAGAATGATTTAGCAGGTTCTTTTAAAATCATATCGGAAAAATTAGAAGATGAAACAATTGTAACTAGTATTCCTGTAGGTATAAATACAAATACTTTGTTTGAAGAAGCTATATTTAACAATTATACAGAGTATCAAAAAATATTCACTAATTTTAGGATTCACAATATTGATTTGGCAATGAATATTGACAGGTTCTTAGGAATGGATTTGACAAAGCCAATATATTTCAGACAGGAAAATGCCTTTTACATTTGCAATAAAGTTCCATTTGAAGAAGGCAAGAAGTCAACAGGTGAATTCATAAAAATAAATAAATTATAAAATGGCAGAAGTAATTAATTTAGCGACGTTTCAATTAGATACCCAAAAACTTCAAAACAATTTGAATGACTTGCAGGATACTTATTTTGATTTGCGAAAGGAACAAAAAGCGTATGCTGACCAGTCAAAAGAAACTGCTAAACAAATTGATTTATTGCAGAAGTCACAAAAGGCATTGACCGAAGCGAGTGGAGACAATACCGATGCCGTTGAAGCCAATCAAAAAGAATTGGACGCTCTTTTAAAAACTCAACGTGATTTATACAAGAGCGAGCAAAATTTAGGAACTCAGATGAGCGTGGTTAAAAAGGAAATTACCCAAACCACAAACCAATTAAAAGCGTATCAGGATGCAGAAGGAAAAACTACATCTTTAATCAATCTAGGCAATGCAGCACTAGAAAGACAAATCAACAATAAGAACGATGCGAAGGCTGCTAATATTGCTTTAAATTCAGTGTCCAATCAACTTAATCCAAACATTGAAGAAGAAGCTGAATTATTAGAACGTGTAAATGCTCAAATTGATGCTAATACCGACTACATAAAAGAGAATACAAGCGAAATAGGTAAGCAAAAAATCAATGTAGGTAATTATACCGAATCAATTAAAGAGGCTTTAGGTAGTTTGAATCCTTTAAACGGTGGATTAGGTGACTTTTTACAACGATCAAAAGATGCAGGAGGTGCAGGAAATGTATTAACAGGTGCGTTTTCCGCTATTCGTGTGGGTATTTTGGGAGCATTAAAGGCAGGATTAGCATTTATAGCTACGCCAATCGGGGCTGTTATCGCTGCTTTGGCTATTGCGGTCGGTGCTGTAGTAGGTGCTTTTAAATTAGCTAAAGCATCATTACAAAGTACAGAGCAAGGAACGCAAAAACTTGCTGTTGTAATGGGTGCTATTACGGGAATATTTACAGGATTGTTTAAAGTAGTTAAGCCCTTGGGGTTGTTCCTGGCAAATTCATTTATTAAATATCTTGAAGGGGTTGGAAAGGTTGCTGAAAAAACATTAGGACTACTTGCAGATGCTTTAGAGTTTGTAGGAGCTGAAGAAACTGCGCAAGGCATAAGAAAATTTACAAAAGAAGTTAAGTCAAGTGCTGTAGCCGCTGCAACATTAGCCAAAGCAGAAGGAGAATTAGTAGTACAACAAAGACAGGCTACAAAAATACAGTTAGACTATCAAAAGCAAGCTGAAAAACTAAGACAGCAAAGGGATGACGAAAGTAATTCTATTCAAAAAAGAATTGAGTTAAATAATCAACTAGGTGTAGTATTACAAAAACAATCCGCTTCTGAATTAGCTATCGCTAATAAACAATTACAGGTTGCTAACTTAAAAATTAAAGCAGAAGGCGAAAGCACAGATGCATTAAACCAAAGAGCTGAAGCATTGACAAATATTTCAGATATTCAAGAACGTATTACAGGACAAGAATCTGAACAACTAGCTAATAATTCTCAACTCGTTTCAATGATTGCTGAAGCCGTTGCAGTTGGTGCAGAAAAAGGAACTTCAAAAGGTTCTGAAAAAGGTATTGTAGGATTAAGTGATAACCGTAAAGTAATGAGTGATGCAAAGTTTTAAAAAGAAAGTACTATCTTTGATTGAAAACGGGATAGAGCCATTGGAAGAAGGATTTAGTAATTTCAGAAATCCTGTTTTAGAAATAGAACGTTTGGCAATTAACAGAATGGATACTTGTATTGGGTGTGAGTTTTATGTTGACGAACCAATAAGTTTTTTAAAGGTAAAAGATAAAAACATTCCTGAGTTATCGGAAAAGATATGTGAAGAATGCGGATGCACGTTATCTTATAAACTAAGACAATCAAAAGAAATTTGTAACAAATGGGAAGAGTAGCCGAATACATTAATACAAACATGAAAGTAATACAAACCTTTGTAAAAATAGGGAGAGTTCCGCTTTCTGTAATGCAGGATTATGATATTTATTTATTTTACAAATCTATAGATTACGAACCTGCACAGATGAAACGTTATGGTATAGTGGCTAAAAACTTTAAAGTATCAGTCAACACAGTTCGTCGTGCCATTGTGGATATGGAGAAAAATATAAACCCCTAACTAATTGTTAAGGGTTTTATTTTATAGCGTAATAGTTATTTTTACATCGGTTATGCTTGTGGCTGCGCATCCTGTTTTTGTGTTACTGGTAAGGCTAGTTAATTCTAAACTCTCTATCCTAACACCTGTTTCGTAGCTTAGGATATTTAGTATTTGTAAAATATCCTGTTCCGCTTTGTTTACTTTCTCTTTTAGATTTGATACTTCCATGAGATTAGTTTTTTAATATTTTTTTAAGCTTTTTATTAAACTTAAACATTTGTTCCAACGAACAAAAATTAGCTTTTAATGTGATTACGTGTAAATTTCTATAATCCAAACAATCTTCTGTTGTGGATGTAAAGTCTAAATAATACTTAGTTATTAATTTTTTTATCTTTAAAAATATTCTAGGATTTATACTTTCGGTTCTTATTTCTATTTTCTGAGTTAAGTAATTTGTTTCCATAATTTTAATATTTAAGTCCTAAACAATATTCATTCCCTATTTTATATTGGCTGTATTCGGATTCAGTAACTTTTTGTAATCCGTAATCGTTTAATTCAAGATAATAAACATATCCGTTATCATAAACCTTTTTCTTTTCTGTTATTTGATAACAAGTGTTTGTCGGTTCGTCTTTGGAACATGATATAAAACAGATAGCGAGTAATAGTATTATTTTTTTCACAGGTTATAGTTTATTAAGAATTAGTACCTCCCTTTGTAGATACATTATTAAGTAATGAAATATAAGTTTCTTCAGGTAATGTATATCCTTTTTTATTATAGTTAACAATTCTTTTTAGCGCATTCAAAGACTTTCCTTTGTTTTCCCAAGTATGTATAGTAGGAATTAATAATTTTGTATTAAAACTTAATTCATCTATTATTAAATTATTGTCTCTTAATGAATATGTTCCTTGTGATATCGTATAATCAAATGTTTCTTTAGTAGTTTTTAGAAATTGAATTATATTGTCTCCAAAAGAAAAAGTAGTAGCTGTTTTACTATCATACTTAAATTCAAATCCTAAATCTTTTAATTTTTTAAATTCAGAAACATTAAATCCTACTATGTCGTAATCTTTAGGCGTTCTATTTTCTAGTATATCAACTATTGCACCGCCTACTAATTCGATATGAGTATATTTAAACTTTTCCTTTAGAATTTTTATAAATTCTATGTTTTCAAATAATTGTATTTTATCATTCATATTTATTTAAATTAAAAAAGCACCCGATTAAAGGTGCTTTAGATTTGTAAAAGATTAGTGCAACTTCACACTATGTTTTCGAGTAATCATGTAGATTATTTCATGACAATTTGTTTTAGTGAATTTCTTCGTGATTGTAAAAGTAATAATAAAAATTAATTACCCAAACATTTTGACAATGAATTTTATAAATATTATTTGAAATGTAGTTTAATTTTATACAAAATTTTAATAAATGCACGAAATAAAAATATACGGGGACATTTCACACATAAGCAACAAGGTAGAAAACGAAGTTGACTTATCTGATTTGCAATCTCAGTTGTTAGAAGCAAAAGGGCAAGATATTAAAGTCCGCATCAATTGTGATGGCGGTGATGTTGAAGAAGGATTTTCTTTTTATTATGAACTACGCAGATACGCAAAAGACAATAACGCAACTGTTCACACTTTTGCTGAAGGCAGGTTAAAATCAATTGCAACAATCATATTTTTAGCGGGTGATGTAAGAGAATTAAGTTCAGGATTACAGCCATTTGTTCACGGAGTTGCCTTTGCAAACGGTCAAGAACCAAATGAAGAACAAGCCGTGATCATAAAAGCACTTGAATTAAGAATAGCTAATCATTACGCTAATCATACAGATTTGACAGTTGATGAGGCTTTAGAATTAATGGCAAATGAAACATATATTGATACTGATTTAGCAAAAGAAATGAGATTTGCCACAAGTATTGAAAATGTTTTTGTACCAGTAGCATTGAAAAGATTTAGTACTAACACAAATAATAATAAAATGAATAAAAAAACACAAACGCTATACAATAAAGTAGCTAAGTTTTTAGGGCAGTTTTCCAATAAAGTGGTTACGTCTGCCGATGGTAAAGAATTAGATTTTTACGAATTAGAAGACGATGCAGTTATTGCTGTCGGAGACAAAGCATACTATGACGGTATGGATGCGGACGGTAGTTTCATTATGCCAAGCGGGGAAACTTATGTTTTTGTCGCAGGTGAATTAACTGAAATTCAATCTG